GATGCGGAAGACCATTTCTGCGAGAATCTATATCGGCTGATGTTGTTAGACACTAAATGGTCTGAGCTTTCTTACCAAGACGAAGGGGAAGAAGACTCTTACATACAGAATCAAGGTAGAGACATGATAGGTGGATATTAATATGAGCATACTGGATAATCTCCAAAAAGCAATAGATAGCGACAATATTGCAGAAGGCGTAGAGGATACTATATTATCTAATATCGGCGATAAAGTAACTCGTGGGTATGACCTTGATTTGGCTTCAAGGAGCGAGTTTGATGAACTGAATAAAGAAGCCATGAAGTTAGCCAAGCAGGTATATGAAAAGAAGAACTTCCCCTGGGAGAACGCAGCCAACGTAAGATATCCTTTAATCACAGTCGCTTCTATACAATTTGCGAGTAGAGCGATGCCTGAGATAGTCCCTAACTCTAATATAGTTAAGGTAAAGATCGTAGGCGAAGATAAACAAGGGATTAAGCGTGATAGAGGGGAAAGAGTCGCCGCCTATATGAATTACCAACTAACCGAAGAAATGCCTGAATGGTTAGACGGTACAGATAAAATGCTCCATGTTCTGCCTATAATCGGGACTTGCTTCAGGAAAGTATATTTCGATACTCTTTTAGGAAGGGTCACTTCAAAGTTTTTGACTTGTGACGATGTTGTTGTTCATTCGAAGGCCGAGACCCTTTCAACCGCAAGACGTGTGACACATAAGTTTTATAAATACCCAAACGATATCTATGAATTAACTGCGGCTGGTGTTTGGAAAGATTGCGAGTTAGGCTTGGCACCTTCCGAAGACAACGAAGATGACCCACCGCACTTGTTTTTAGAGCAGCATGGATGGTACGACCTTGACGAAGATGGATATGAAGAGCCATATATATTCACGGTACATAAAGAATCTGGTAAGGTTGTTCGTATTGTAGCCAGGTTTAACGATGAAGATGTCTATTCAAAGAACGGCAAGCTTATTAAAATAGTGGCTTCTGAATATTTCGTTAAGTATTCGTTTATCCCGAATCCAGACGCAGGTTTTTACGATATCGGCTTTGGTGCATTGCTTCATCCGATAAATAGCTCCATCAATACCGTAATAAACCAACTGATAGACGCTGGTACTCTTGCTAACATGGGCGGAGGGTTTTTATCCAGAGGGATCAGGTTAAGGGCAGGAGATTCAGCATTCAAGCCCGGTGAATGGAAGAAAGTCGATACCATGGCTCAAGACCTTAGAGCTGGGGTTATGCCTTTGCCGATACGGGAGCCATCACAAACTCTATTCCAGCTACTCGGCTTGCTAATAAGCGCAGGGAACGATATATCTTCAATCCAGAACGCCATGAAAGGTGAGAAGCCGGCAGAGAATGTTTCAGCGGCTACAGTTTTAGCACTTATAGAGCAGGGTTTAAAAGTATTTGGCGGAGTATATTCGCGGATACATAGAGCTTTCGGTAAAGAATATAAAATATTATACAAATTAAATGAACGGTATCTTGAGCCGACACATTATTTTAATATCACTGACGTTGCAGAAGAAGGCCAGAGAAGAATAATGAGTGAGGATTTTAACCTCAAGGACCATGATATAGTGCCATCCGCTGACCCAGCATTATCTTTAGAGGTACAGAAGACAGCAAGGGCACAAGCATTAATGGAATTATCTGGTAGGCCCGGTATAAACGAAGACGAAATCACAAAGAACTATTTGGAGGCTATAAAAGCCCCAGAGGATTTATTTTACATACCACCCGAAGCGAGAGACAACAAGCCAGACCCGAAGACAGAAGAAATATATGCGAAACTGGATATGGAGAGTGACAAGGTAGAAATGGAAAAGGACAGAGCTGAATTAGAGAAGCTTGAAATATTCGCTAGGATAGAAGATTTGAGAGCTAATGCTATTTTAAAGATAGCTAAAGCAGAGTCGGAAGAGGAAGGTATCCAATTAGAGGGCTATAAGGCTTTCATCCAGGAGCTTGGCGTTAGGATGCAAGGACTTAGAAATCCAAACCAGCAACAGAAAGACGGAGGGATGGCACAAAATGAGTAGCATGGCAGACTTAGAGGCAAAAGGTGTGACTGAGGGAGAGTTCGGGGATTGGACGAAGCATCCAGTAACCCAAAAGATGTATTCTGTTATCGGCACATTCAGAGATGACATCGCCAACGCATTAATCAATGGCTCGTCACTGAAAGGCGGAAACGCTACAATAGAAGAAACAGCTAAAATGGTTGGCATTCTGTACGGAGCCGATCTTTTTATGAAAGCCGAATGGGGGATGGATAATGAATAAAAGCGGATTACAACCAATCGAATACAAAGTTCTTATAAAGCTTGATGAAGTCGAAGAGAAGACAACCGGTGGTCTGTTCATACCTGAGACTGCAAGAGATAGGGAACAGATGATGCAGGTAAAGGCCGTTTTAATAGCCACAGGTGGCGATGCTTTTGAAGACATGGCAGAACCTACCCCACGGATTGGCGATAGAATATACGTTGCAAAAGCCGCAGGGTACCATGTGACAGGAGCAGATGGAGAGACATATCGGTTAATAAACGATAAAGACATAGCAGCAATAGTCGAAGAGGGTTAATGCCATGGCAGACGAAAGTATAGAAGAAAATGAGGTCGAAGAGGAAGAAGTAGAAGAAGTCGAGCCTGAAGAAGCCGACCAAGAAACAGAAGCAAAAGCATCAAGAATGGGGTGGGTAAAAAAAGAAAAATTTAGAGGCGATGATGACAGGTGGGTAACAGCAAAGGAATTTGTTGAACGTGGAGAAACGCACTTACCCATTATGAGGGAACGCCTTAAAAAATTAGACCAGACAGTTGTCGGTTTAAGAGAAACAATCTCTGGGATGAAAAATACTTTCCGAGAATTTAAGAAGTATCATTCAGAGACAGAAGGTCGTGCATATAAAAAGGCAGTGAAAGACCTCACGAATAAACAGAGAATAGCAGCAGAAGAAGGGGACATAGAAACATTCGATTCTATAGAAGAAGAAAAAGAAGCCCTTCAAGACGAAATGGCCGAGAAGACAAACGCCGCTATAGAAGAGGAAAAAACCCTTGATTTTGAAGAGCAAGAGGCCATAGGTATTTTTGAAGATTGGAAGACCGAAAACAAATGGTTTGACAACGATAAAGTCTTACAGCAATATGCTAAGACATTATCTACAGAAATACAGGAGGCAGAAGGACTAGGCGGGAAGGCTTTATACAACGCTGTTGCAGAAGATGTAAAAGAAAGATTCCCTGAAAAATTTAAGGCTACAAAACGTAAGAGAGCGACAAAGGTTGACGGTGGGGGGACAGTGCCAGCTAAAACCGGTAAGAAGTCTTTTGCCAATTTGCCTAAAGATGCCCAGGTTCAATGCCTTGAATTTGTTAAAGAAATGCCCGGGTTCACTAAAGAAGAATACATAGCATACTATGATTGGGATTAAGAAATAAGGAAAGCAAAAATGGAAGATAAAAAAGAGCATGTGACACCATTCGGGAGCAGAAAGCCTGGCAGTAACATAAAAAGGAAACAGCCGACTAAAGCGACAAAGAGATTAGCCGCTAAGAAAAAGATGGAAAGAGAAATAAGACAAGAGATAGCTGAAGAAACATCAACTGCTGAAACTGTTGCTACCATAGAAGAACCTGAAACGGTTTTAGAGGAACCTAAAATAGAAAAAGCACCAGAGCGAAAGAAAAGAGTAGCGTTAGGAGTGCCGAGATCGAGATTAGCAGTTTCAACAAGAAAGGGTTACGTCAGAAGATGGATTAACGATCAAGACGGTAGGATTCTTAGGGCACAAGAAGGCGGGTACAATTTTGTCACCTCAGAGGAGTCTGAATTTAGAGATGCAGACACATGCAATAGAGACCCTGTTTGCAAAGAAGTTAACTCAGACGGAACAAAAGGGTACTTAATGGAAATTAGCCAAGAATTTTACGATGAAGATCAAATAGAGAAGAAGAAATTAACTGATATAACTGAAGAAGCTCTACGGACAGGCGAAGACTCACATGGTAAACCTGGCCTGGACGGACGATATATCCCGAGTGAAGGGATAAAAATAACAAATTAATTAATAAAGGAGGCCACCTTGGCTAACACAGATAATCCAACAGGGTTAACTCCGATACGTCACAGTAACGGAGCACCTTATAATGGTGCATACACAGAATATTATGTCCCATCGACTTACGCAACCGCTTTGTTTGTAGGCGATCCCGTAATAGTCACAGGAACAGCTAACACCGCAAGATACAAGGGGAATATGCCTGGTACCTTGCCGGAAGTGAATAAAGCATCAGCAGCAGGGGGAGCTTATTTAAGTGGAGTGATAGTCGGCTTCAACCCTCTGGATGATGATTTAACAAAAACATATAATGCTGCAAGCACTGAGAGAATCGTTTTTGTTGCAGATGACCCTGACCTTGTTTTCGAAATACAGGAAGACTCTGCCGGTACAGCATTGGCTGCCACATCTGTATCCGCGAACGCTGATTTGGTTTTTACTCACGCTGGGTCTACATTTACTGGCAAAAGCGGAGTTGAAATAGATAGAAGCACGATTGCGACCACTGACACTTTACAGCTTAAAGTAAGACGTTTGGTAAATAGGGTTGATAACGTTATCGGCGACTCTGCAAAATGGGAAGTCACCATCAATCTTCATACACAACGTTACTTAACAGGAGTATAGGAGGACAATAACACATGTCTATTATAACAACATCAAATCATCCAAAGGCTTTATGGCCTGGTGTTCGTGCATTTTGGGGAAGACACTATGACGCTCATCCTGTAGAGTATACAGATTTGTTTAATATGGAGACTTCCAAGAAATCAAGGGAAGAGGATGTACAGCTTACAGGCTTTGGTCTTGCTCCAAGGAAAGCACAAGGTGGGAGCGTTTCTTACGACACTGAAACACAGGGGGTTGTATCTGTTTATACCCATGTTGCGTATGCCTTGGGGTATATTGTGACCAGGGAAGAAAGAGACGATACTTTGTATGTGGAAGTTTCAAAAAGAAGGGCACAGGCTAATGCCTTCTCTATGCGGCAGACCAAAGAGATAGTGGCTGCCAATATTTATAACAGAGCAACTACCTCTGGGTACACTTACGGTGACGGCCAGGTTTTGCTTTCTGCTTCCCACCCATCTTCTTCTGGGCCTTGGAGTAATGTTCTTCCTGTAGCTGCCGACTTAAGCGAAGCTTCTCTTGAGGATTTAATCATTCAGATAATGACAGCCACAAATGATAAAGGGCTTAAGATTTCTCTTATGCCACAGAGTTTGCACATTCATCCTAAAGAATGGTTTAACGCCAACAGGATCATGAAATCAGCCTTACAGAATGACACAGCAAACAACGCTGTGAATGTCTTGAAGCTGGTTAATGCTCTTCCAAAGGGTGTTAAGATGAACCATTATTTCACTGACCAAGACGCATGGTTTATAAGAACCAACGCTCCCAGAGGTATGATGGGATATGATCGTGCTAAAGATGCCCTTGCCCAGGACAATGACTTCGATACAGACAATGCTAAAGCTAAATGCTACGAACGGTATAGCTTTGGATGCACAGACCCCAGAGGAATTTACGGATCACCTGGTGCGTAGAAATTTATAATAGCTCTTGGAAGTTATAACCGGAGCTATTATACAAAATAACAA